TTATTGGAATCATTAAAAGAAATAATTAAATTGAATCCGACAATTGATTTATTCTGGATCCCCCGTATAAATGATTTTAAAGGTGTCAATAATCAAAATTCCGCTCAATGGGGATGGAAATTGACACCTTATGAAGATAGGTTTATAGTTAATTTTCCAGATTTACAAGGCAGATTGTTTCGCAATGTTGATTATATGAGATGGGAACGTAGATTACATGAAAAAGTAGAAGGTGCGAAGACATATGTTTATTTACCTTCCGTATATGAACTATCTTTACACCATAATAAAACAATTGAAAAACAAATTGAAACGAATGTAAAATACAATAAATTATTTACTGAAGAAGAAAACAAAGGATTCAAAGTATGAAAACATTAGTTTATACAACCTGTGATTTTTCTCCGAATTCTTATAATTGTACAGAATTACTATATAGATCGTTAACAATTAACAATTCAAACTTTGACTTTTATATAGTATCAAATAAAAAATCGGAACAATCACAATTTCCAATAATCGTAGAAGACAGTCCCAATCGTAAAATATTAGCAAATTGGAAATATACAGATCTTATGCCAAACGGATATGATCAATATTTTTATCTTGATTCTGATATACTATGTTTTGGAAAACTTGAAGATTTATGTGATGATTCCAATTTGTCGGTATGTTCAGCGAGAGATGCATTAATGTCGGATTCAGACTATTATTGTTATCAATATGCAACTCCAGAAGAAAAGATTGAAATGAAAAAATATTACGGTTTTTGCGCAGGAAGTTTTGGATTTAAAAATCCACAGTTTTTATCAGATATGCGTAAATTAATAGAACCAAAATTAAAAAATCCATCAATACCAGATGGAATTTCTAGAAAAGAATTGCACAATATAATACTCCACGATGCTATATTAGATCAAACTTCACTTAATTATTGGATATTTAAAAGATTACCCGATTTAAAATATTATGATTTTTGTGACAAAACACTCATAAGACCCGATGACCCGTTTCGTAGATATACAAGTGATAAGATTTTATATCATTTTTGCGGATTTAGGGCAGAAATGAATTCTAAATATGAAAGAATGATTAACTGGTGTAGATATAATAATATAGAGATAGAATGAATTTATTAATTACAGGAGCAAATGGTTTTTTAGGAAGTAGTTTAGTAAAAAAATTACAACCAAATCATAATATATACAAATTGTCATATAGAGAAAACTTTCCCGATATTAAGACTGAAATCTTAAAATTTAATCCTGATTTTACAATTCATTGTGGATGGCATGGGGGAAACAATTATTCAGATGCATATCATATAGATCAATATAATAAAAATATACCGAATAGTATTAAACTATTGGAAATATTGAAATGTATTAGTAAAGAACATACATTTATCGGATTCGGTACTGTTTTTGAATATGGAAATAAAAACACTTTAATTACCGAGAACGATCTTGAAGTGCCTGTAGATTTATATGGTTTATCTAAATTGTTTTTTAAAAATTACTCGGAAACATTTTGCGAAAACAATAATATAAAATGGATTTGGGTAAGACCGTTTTACACATATGGAATAGGAGATGTAAATACCAGATTAATCCCAAAGGTTATTGATAGTATAGTATCAAATAAACAATTACATTTTGATAAATGTGATTCGGTAATAGATTATTTGTATATAGATGATTTTGTAGATGCAATAGAACAATTAATTTTAACTAAATCTCAAGGTATATATAATATATGTTCTAATAATCAATATAAAATTAAAGATATAATCTTGACTATTTGTAAACTACTAAAATATAAAAAACATCTAACATTTGACGATAATTTAAATACCAAAAATTTAAAACCTAAATATATGTGTGGAAACAATGAAAAAATAAAAATGGTTACAAAATGGAATCCGAAAATTTCATTGGAAGACGGACTTTTAAAAACTATAAACTTTTACAATTTAAACAAATAAAATGAATATATCAGATAAAATTTTTGTTGCAGACCATAAAGGTTTAGTTGGATCGGCACTAGTTAGAGAATTATATAAAAGAGGATATACAAATATACTAACATTAGATACAACAAACAGTTTACACAAGAAGAAAACAAAGGATTTAAAGTATGAAATATAAAAATTTTAATTGGAAATTAAATGAACCAAATTTTAATTTTCTTGATAAATTAAAAATTTGTAAATTTGTTTTATTTGATAGTTTTTGGACAATGAATAAAAATGTATTACAATTTGAAAATAAAATGGCTAATTATGTTGGATCAAAGTATTCAGTATTTGTTTCCAGTGGATCTACTGCAAATACAATTTTATCATATTATTTAAAAGATAACTTCTATACATCAACAAAAAATACTATTATATTTCCTTCTACAACATGGACTACATCTATTAGTCCGTTTTTACGTGAAGGATTTAAACCAAAATTTATAGATATTTCATTGAATAATTTCTGCATGGATTTATTTAAATTAGAAGAATATCTAAAAACCGAATCAAATAAAACTGCTTGTATATTTATTACAAGTCTATTGGGTTTCACTGTTGATATGGACAAATTGAAAGAACTTGGTAAGAAATATAATGTAAAAATAATGATGGATAATTGTGAAAATACATACGGCAAATATAATGGACGTAATGTATCTTCGTATTTCACATCAACGACGAGTACATATTTTGGACACCAATTACAGAGCGTTGAAGGCGGATTCATTTTTACAAATGATTATACTGAGTATGAACACTTTCTAATGTATCGCAATCATGGAATGACCCGAAGTGTGAAAGAAAAAGAAAAGTACGAAAATAAAAATGTTAATCCTCAATTTGATTTTTATCTATTGGGTAATAATTTTAGAAACAGTGATATTCATGCTTTTATTGGATTACAAGACTTTAAACGAATTGAAACATCTACAAATAAAAGAATCCAATTATTCAATTATTTCAAGTCAAATGTAAATTTAAACATTGTACATCTAACAACAGGAACCAAGGGTTCAACTGATGTTGCATTTTCGATTCCATTGGTATTTAAAAATACAGAACATAAAAAGATTATGTTAGATTTTTGTAAAAATTCTAATATTGAAACAAGACCCATAATTTCAGGAAATTTATTAAAACAAACATGTTATAGTCAATTTGATGATTATACTAAATTTAAAAATAGTGAATATGTTGACATACATGGTTTTTATGTAGGATTGCATTCTAAGTTGACACTTAAAAAAATAAAATTGTTGGTAGAAGAAATAAATAAATTAAATATATGAATATCTCAGATAAAATTTTTGTTGCTGGTCATCGTGGAATGGTGGGATCGTCTATCGTAAGATTGCTTAAAAAATTAGGTTATACTAATATTTTGACATCACCAAAAAATGAATTGGATCTGACAAATCAACAATCGGTAAATCATTGGTTTGAAGTAAATAAACCAGATTATGTATTCCTATCTGCGGCTAAAGTTGGTGGGATTGGTGCAAATAAAGCATATCCGGCAGAATTTCTACATGATAATATCTCTATTCAAACAAATGTTATCCATGCAAGTTATATTAATAAAGTTAAAAAGCTATTATTTTTAGGAAGTTCTTGTATTTATCCAAAAGAAAATACAATTCCCATTAAAGAAAATATGTTATTAACAGGTCCACTTGAACCCACCAACGAAGCATATTCATTAGCCAAAATTGTCGGATTAAAAATGTGTGAATATTATTATACCCAATATGGATGTAACTTTATATCCGTAATGCCGTGTAATCTATATGGCCCAAATGACTGTTTTAACTTGGAAAAGTGTCATGTAATACCCGCATTGATTGCAAAGTTTCATAACGCTAAATTTAAAAATGATACTAAAATTACTGTATGGGGAACTGGTATTGCAAGAAGAGAATTCTTATATGTGGATGACTTGAGCGAGGCTTTATATTTGGTAATGCAATCATATAATAAAAAAGAATTTATCAATGTTGGTTCAAGTTATGAAGTAACAATGAAAGAATTATTCAACGTTATTTCAGGTGTTGTTGAATACAAAGGTGAAATTGAATTTGACATCAATAAACCAGATGGTACGATTTCAAAGTTGATTGATAGTACAAATATTAAAGAATTAGGATGGAAACCAAACACTAATTTAAAAGATGGTCTTGAAACTACATACAATTGGTATATTTCAAATTTAAAATGAATTTTTTTATATCACATCAAGAAGAATTGTATGTTCGTAACATTTTTAAACAACATATAATTTTAAATGTATCATTATTCATGGACAGAAAGCCAAATAATGAAGAATTATCAATCAATCCAATTAATGTAATTGTTGTTAATGAACCAAACGAATATTTTGGTTTACATGATTGGGTAATTCAAAATAAAAATTCATTCCAATATATTTTAACGTGGAATTATAGAATATTAAATAATTGTTCAAATGCACATTACATTTCATTTGGAGATTCTTGGTTTTTGCCTGAACAGTATAATATTGATAGAGATAAAATATTCAGAGTATCTCATTTGTCGGGAAAATTAAAACTTTCATATGGTCATCATATGAGACATGAACTTCTTGCAAGACAAAATGAAATAAAAATACCAAAAGATTTTTATTATACTATAGGAGATAGAAATGATATACCAAACGCACGACTTGGTAAAGAACAAGTATTTGGCGAATCGTCATTTGGTATATGTATAGAAAACTTTTCTAATAAAGGGTGGTTTACTGAAAAAATATTAGATTGTTTTCTAATGAGAACCATTCCTGTTTATTGGGGATGTTCAGATATAAATGATTTTTTTGACCCAAATGGTATAATAAAATTTGAAAATGTCGATGATTGTATCGTTAAATTAAATCAATTGGCTCCAGAATATTATGTAGATAGACTGGAAATCATAGAAAAAAACTATGAATTAGCTAAAAACTATTTAGAATTTGTTAAAAGAGTCTACCGCAAAATGATCGAACTGAACGTATTTACTAATTAGATTGACAAGAAACAACTTATAGTGTAGTATTATTTAATATGATTAATATTCTAAAAAACGTCGAAGATTTCATAAAAGAAAAACACGCATCTAAAAAATGGGAGGCTGGCAAAGATTGGGTGCAATATGCAGGTCCATTTTTTGATGATAAAGAATATACAGCAGCAGTAAAATCATTATTGAATGAATGGTTAGTATTAGGACAAGATGCGATAACTTTTGAAACTCTGTTTCCAAAACAATTTGACAAAGAATATGGTATACTAACTAATAGTGGCAGTAGTTCAAATCTATTAATGATGTTAGCAATGACATCTAAAAGATTATACAATCTACCAAAAGGAACCAAAGTAATCACCCCCATTGCAGGTTTTCCTACTACTTTAAATCCTATTTTTCAAGTTGGATTTGAACCCGTGTTTGTTGATATTGATTTAGATACATTGAACCTAAACTTAGATCAAGTTGAAGAAATGGCAAAGAAAGGAGCAAAAATTATTACATTTGCTCATGTATTGGGCAATCCACCAAATATGAACCGCTTGATGGAAATAATTAAACAATACAATTTAATTCTATTAGAAGACTGTTGTGATGCACTTGGTTCAACTTATAACGGTAAACCACTTGGTAGTTTTGGAGAACTAGCAAGTTGCAGTTTCTACCCTGCACATCATATGACTATGGGCGAAGGTGGATTTGTTGCATGTAATACTAAGATGCAAGAAATAGTTACTCGTAGTTTCCGTGAATGGGGACGAGGATGTTATTGTGTTGGTAAAAAAGCAGGTCTACTAAAAAATGGTAGTTGTGGCAATAGATTTAGTAATTGGTTACCAGAACTACCAGATGAAGTATTTGACCATAAGTATGTGTATGATGAAATTGGTTATAATTTAAAACCAATTGAACTACAAGCATCCATCGGACTTGAACAAATGAAGAAATTACCAGAAATTCATCGTAGAAGAAAAGAAAATCACGCAAGACTTGTAAATATTTTCAAACCGTATGAAGAGTTTTTTATTCTACCAAAAGCAACAGACTTATCTGACCCTAGTTGGTTTGCGTTTGCAATAACAATCAAAGATAATTCCAAATTCAAAAGAAAAGATATCGTTGATTATTTAGAATCAAACAAAATTCAAACTAGACCATATTTTGCAGGTAATATTATGTTACAACCCGCATATGATGGATTGATTGATAAAAAAGAAGTAATTACAAAATATCCAAATGCAAGAAAGATTACAACTGATACATTCTTCCTTGGTACTAGTCCGGTAATTACATCTATTCAACTAGATTATATTGAAACAATAGTTCAAAACTTTATTAAAAATAAATAAGTTATAAAATTATGAATAAAAGAGTTAGTGATATAATTGCTGAATTTTTGGAAGAAAATCAAATTAAATATGCATTTGGTATAATAGGATCTGCAAATTCCTATATATTTGATTCTATAAATAAATTAGGATACACAAAAATTATTTATGTACATCATGAGCAAAGTGCTGTCATGGCGATGGGTGCTTATTTTCGTGTTAGTGGTAAGTTGTCCGTTGCATTAGTTACCGCTGGTGGAGGATCTTCAAATGCAACCACAGGAGTAGTAAGTAATTGGGCCGATTCCGTTCCTGGTATAATCATATCTGGTCAAGAACAAGTCAGATATATGATCAATCATAAACATTTAAGAATGTATGGTATTCAAGGATTTGATTCGTCTGAAATGGTAAAGAAGGTAACCAAATATTCAAAAACTATTTTGGATGAAAATGAAATACAAGACGAACTGGAAAGATCTCTCACCATAAGCATCAATGGAAGACCTGGTCCGGTCTGGTTAGATATTCCTTTTGATGTACAGTCAAAGGAAATATCAGTTCGTAATTGGAATAATATAGAAAAAAATAATCAATTTGATGGACTTCACTCCGAACTCAAAAAATCAATTGAATTGATTTATGACAAGCTCAAATCATCAAAGCGACCCGTTATCGTTGCCGGTCATGGAATTAGAATTTCAGATTCAAAAAAAGAATTTGAATCTCTAATGGATAAACTCAATATTCCAGTAATACTTACTTGGTCAGGGATAGATTTACTGTCAGAATTGAATCCTAATAATTTTGGAAGATCCGGAATTCACGGAGAAAGGTGTTCTAATTTTATAATTCAGAATAGCGATTTGGTTATTACACTTGGCAGTAGATTGTCATTACTTCAGACAGGTTATGATATAAAAGATTTTGCACCAAACGCGGAATTAATTATTAATGATATAGATAAAAAAGAATCTCTAAAACATTTAAGAGAAAATACTACAATTATCAATTTAGATACAAAATATCTGATAAACGGTTTGTTAAATGTGGAGTGTGACATTGATTCTAAAACTGAATGGGTTAATTACTGTAAATTGATGCGTAAAAAATATCCAAAATTATTACCAGAACACAATCATCCTATATATATTAATTCATATAAATTCATAGATAAATTGAGTGATGAATTAAATGATGATGATATTATTGTTACTGATATGGGCACCGCATTATTAAGTGGACATTATAGTATAAAATTAAAAGAAAATCAGATAATGTTTACTTCTCTCGGATTGGGAGAAATGGGGTATGGATTAGCTGGTGCAATTGGTGCATCATTTGTTGATCTTAAAAAGAATATCATTTGTTTAAATTGTGATGGCGGTATTATGATGAATTTGCAAGAATTACAAACAATAAAACATCATAATTTACCAATCAAAATTGTTATATTCAATAACGATGGATACTTAATGATTAAACATACTCAAAAAATGTTATTTAATGGGTCGTATAATGGTGTAAATGCAGATACCGGTTTATCTCTACCAAACTTTGAAAAGTTATCTTTATCGTTTGACTTTCCTTATTTTTCGATTAAAACGTGGGAAGATTACGAAACAAAAATCAAATCTTTTCTAACTTCTTCTGGTCCAAGCGTATGTGAAGTATTTATGGATCCCGAACAGGATTTCATACCGAAAGTAAAAGGCATCAAAAATATAGACGGAACAATTTTTTCTCCTCCAATTGAAGAAATGTCACCGCTTCTGTCGTTTAATGAAATACAAGAAAACATGATATCAGGTATAAATAAAAAATCTAAATTGATTGTAAGATGAAAATAAAAGTAGGCATAATAGGAACAGGTAATATAGGCACCGATTTATTAATTAAATGTAATAAATCACATATCGTTGAACCTGTTGTATTTGTAGGAAGACGTAAAGAATCAAATGGCATTGATATATCAAAAAGGTTAGGAATAAATACTTCTATAGATGGAATAAATTTTTTTAAAAATAACAAAAATTGTTGCGATGTTGTATTTGATTGTACCGACGCCTTTTCTGCAAAAATAAATAATGAGGTATTTAAAGAACAAGGTATAAAAGTAATAGATTTAACTCCTGCAAAATTAGGAGAATTGTGCGTTCCATTAATAAATGACGAATTAATTATTACAAATAATAATATAAATATGATTACGTGCGGTGGTCAATCGTCAATTCCTATTTTGCATTTGATTTCAAAATATTGTGATGGTCTGGAATACATTGAAGTTATATCTCAAATATCTTCTAAAAGTGCGGGGTTAGCTACAAGAATTAATATCGATGAATATATTCATACCACTGAAGATGCCATTAAGAAATTTACCGGAGTTAATTCTTGTAAAGTGATTTTAAATTTAAATCCAGCGGAGCCATGTGTCGACATGCAAACAACTATGTTTCTAAAACATAAAGATGTAAATTTAAGAGATTTATTAAGTCAATTAGATAATAAAATAAAAGAAATTAATACTTATGTGCCTAATTATGAGTTGACAAGTTTACCAAATATAAATGATAGTAATATACTAATTGTGAGCATTAAAGTCAAAGGAACTGGAGATTACTTACCATCTTATGCTGGAAATTTAGACATTATAAATTGTGCAGCATTAAAAATTATTGAGAGATTAATATGAAAGAAATTATTATAAGCGATCATACATTGAGAGATGGAAATCATTCAGTTTCTCATAAAATTTCTTTAACTCAAATAGAAAAATATTGTAAATTTGCAGAGTCTGCTAACGTGCCAATAATAGAAGTCGGGCATGGAAATGGATTGGGTGCTTCTTCCTTATTAATTGGAATGTCTAATCACACAGACGAAGAAATAATATCTACTGCAAGAAAAAATTTGACAAAAACAAAATTATGCGTTCACAGCATACCTGGTATCTCCACATTAAAAAGAAATATAATTCCCGCAATTGATTTAGGCGTAGATATATTTAGGGTAGCATCTCATTGTACGGAAGCAAACGTAACTAAAACTCATATAGAATATCTCAAAAACCATAACAAAATTGTTTATGGAGTTTTAATGATGTCATCTTTATGTAGTACAACTGTATTAGTCGAAGAATCTAAAAAAATGGAAAATTATGGGGCAGATGCGATAATAATTATGGATTCTACTGGCACATATTTACCATTTGATGTTGAGGAACGAATAAAAGCATTAACAGAAAATCTTAAGATAAAAGTTGGATTTCATGGACATAACAATTTAAATATGTCTATTATAAACTCTATTGTAGCAATACAACAAGGCGCGTCAATCATAGATGCTTGTATCAGAGGATTTGGAGCAGGAGCGGGAAATACCCAGTTAGAAATATTAGTCCCAGTTTTATATAAATATGGTTATTCTACTACAATCAATTTTAATAAATTAATCACGGAAGCCGACACTGTAATGGAATATTTAATTAAAAGTGTACCTGTATCTGCTCCTATAAATATACTCACGGGATTAAACAAATTGTTCTCAGGATTTGAAAAACCAATTATTAAAGCGTCAAAATTAAATGGCATTGAATATAGTTCGCTGATTTTTGAATTGGGAAATAGAAAATTAATTGCTGGTCAAGAAGATCTAATATTTCAAATCGCGGAGTCGATGAATCAATCAAATAAATAAATTTTTTGATTGTATAAAACAATAGTTATAATTATGGATAATCAAAAAATAGTTTACATTACTGGTTGTTTAGGTTTCATAGGATCATATGTTACTAGAAGATGTTTGGAAAAGGGATGGTATGTAAAGGGAATTGACAAAATAACATATGCAGCAAACACATCTTTACTAAACGAATTTAATTCTTATAAAAATTTTAGTTTTGAACAAAAAGATATATGTGACATCGATAGATTAATTGATTGTGATTATTTTATAAATTCTGCGGCTGAGACGCACGTTGATAATTCGATACGTAAAAGCGAAGATTTTTTACATTCCAATATCAATGGGGTATACAACATACTTGAACTATTAAAAATATATAAAAAAGAAGGACAACTTTCGCCTGTATTTTTTCATTTCAGTACCGACGAGGTTTATGGGGATATTGCGGAACATGATCATATAGAAACGGATATTTTAAAACCGAGTAATCCATATTCAGCAACTAAAGCAGCTGCCGATCAATTAATTTTGGCGTGGGCTAGAACTTATGAAATTCCATATATAATTTTTAGACCAACAAATAATTATGGTATTGGACAATATGTTGAAAAATTAATTCCTAAATCGTGTAAATTTCTATCTTTGGGAAGAAAAATTCCACTTCATAACAATGGAACTCCATTTAGAAATTGGCTTCATGCAGATGACACATCAAGAGGAGTAATAACAATTATAGAATCGGGAATAAAAAATGAAATTTTTAATATAGCAGGCGGATTTGAACAATCTAATATTGACACCGTAAAAACAATAATTAAAAATTACACAGGATATTTATCTGAAGATTATAAAGAAAAATATTTGGATCTTACCATTTCAAGACCGGGACAAGATGTTAGATATGCTTTAAATGATGACAAATTAAGAAATCTTGGATGGACACCAAAAATTAAATTTGATGTTGCTATCGGAGAAATAATTGAGTATTATAAGAAAAATTTCATGTGGTAAATTATGATAACAAAAGAATCGTTAATTAAATTTGAAGAAGAAATTGGAAATTTGTTTAATCAAAGTCAAATTAGATCTCCAATACATTTATATAATGGAAATGAAGATACAATGCTTGATATTTTTAAAAAAATAGACATTGAAAATGATTGGGTATTTTGTACATGGAGAAATCACTATCAAGCACTATGTAAAGGAGTACCTCAAGAATATTTAAAAAACAAAATATTAAACGGTAAATCTATGATTATGAATTTACCGGAATATAAGTTTTTCTGTAGTTCAATTGTTGGGGGAGTCACTCCAATTGCTATGGGAACATCATTGGCCATCAAATTAAAAAACTCTAAATCAAAAGTTTGGTGTTTTCTGGGTGATATGTCCGCCGAAACAGGAACATTTCATGAATCATATAAATATAGTTTAAACTTTGATTTACCAATTACATGGATTATAGAAGACAATTTCAAATCGGTATTAACACCTACACAAGAAGTTTGGGGAAGAAAACTTCCATATTACATTGATAAAGATAAATTAAATGATAATGAATTATATCATCACGACAAAATAATATATTATAGATATCAAAACAATAAATATCCACATGCTGGTGCAGGAGTAAGAGTTCAATTTTAAGTTATGAAATATTTAAATCAAATAATAAAATCAATGGATTTACTTTCATCCGACACTAAAACTATATTCGTTGGTCAATCAATTAAATATGGTGGCACAGGATTATATGATACATTATTAAATGTTCCTGACGAAAAGAAAATTGAATGGCCAGTTGCAGAATATTTGCAAATGGGTGCAAGTATTGGTATGGGATTGGAAGGATTTACCGTAGTTACAATGTTTCCTAGATGGAATTTTTTATTAATGGCGACCGATCAAATCGTAAATCATTTAGATAAACTTACAATCATGTCAGACGGTAAATGTGCTCCTAAATTAATAATAAGAGTGTCCGTAGGAAGTGAATATCCAGTAGATCCACAATGTCAACACAAAGGTAATTTTTCAGAAGCATTCAGATTAATGTGTAAAACAATTGATATTATAGAATTAAATGAACCGGAAGACATTTTTCCTGCATATGAAAAAGCATTAAATAGAATAGATGGTAAAAGTACTATATTAGTTGAGTTTGCAGACTACTTAAAATCTAAATAATCATGAATGTGTTAGTTACAGGAGCAAACGGATTCTTGGGATCAAATATAGTTAAAATTTCAAATAACAGTTTTAACTTTTTTGGTGTAACTAAATCCAATTTTAATTTATTTTCTGTGTCCGATATAGACGCATTTCTTTTTAAAAATAAAATTGATGCTATAATTCATTGTGCTATAGAAGGAGGACGTCGATTAGAAAAAGATGATTATGATGTATTTTATAAAAATATATTAATGTATGAAAATTTAATGAAATTTAAAGATAGATATAAGATTTTTATTAATATTGCATCAGGAGCGGAATTTGATAGACAAAACAATATTAATGTATATAAAGAAGAAGAACTTTATAAGAATGTTCCCGTCGATTATTATGGACTATCAAAAAATATAATATCAAAATTACATAATCAATTTCAAAGAGGCATTAATCTCAGACTGTTTAATTGTTTTTATCCCAATGAATTGGATACTAGATTTATAAGTAACAATATAAGAAAATACATAAATAAACAATCAATGGTAATACATCAAGATAGATATCTAGATTTTTTTTATTTAAAAGACTTTATCAAAATTTTAGAATATTATTTATATATACCAATGGATTTGCCTAACGATATCAATGTATCTTACAAAGAAAAATATAAATTAAGTGATATATTAAACAAAATAAATAATTTAAATGAACATAAATCGGAAATTATCATAAAAGAGGACGGTTTGACATTAAGTTATACCGGCGATTCTAATAAACTTGAAAAATTAAATATATCATTCAAAGGAATTGACAACGGAATTAATTACTGTTACAATTATTTTTTAAAATGAATATTAAAATATTTACACATTTAATGCCATGGGAATTAGATGACGCGGCAAAAACATTTAATAAAATTGAGTTGGCCAAACGATATCTGAACCCGGAGGATACTGTCTGCATAGAAACGTGTTTAAATTTGTCAAGTTATATAGTCAATTGGAATCAGTCTCAAATTCCAAAACAATTTTTCATAGATAAGTACAAATATATTAGTAATCACTTAAATGAATATACTCATAAAACTAATATATATGATAATGATCAATTGTATGGACATCTAGATTTTCAAAGAGAATTAATAGAACCTAATATTGACTATTATATATCAATATGTTCGGATATATTTTTTCATCAACACAGTCTTTGTTATTTAATTGAAAGCGCAAAACAAATAAATGATGATTATTTCTTAATTACTTTAGAAACCCCCAAATTATGGGATTCTACATGGGATATATGTACCAATAGAGTTTTTCAAAACGATAATTATAGTAATTGGGATAGACAAAATATAAATGAAATTATATATAAATCGGAAAATATTAACGAAGAACCTTATTTGGAGAAATTGAATACCTTTAAATTTGCTGGTTGGTTTGATTTATTTAATAAAAATTTCTATGAAAAATTAGTTCCGTGTCAAGAAGATTGGCATGGATATGGTCCATGGGATTCTTTTTCCACAAACGTATGTAATATTGCAAAAAGAAATTTTAATTTAAATATAAATCAATATATACTTAGAAATCAAGTGGTATTTGATAAAGATATTGGAATATTTCAAAATAAAAAAAATCCATCCGTATATAAAAAATATATATCATTAAATAATATTCCAAATCAAAGAATAGAATTTGAATCTAAAATGGAAAAATATATACAAGTTTGGTACGAAACTTCCAAAAAAAATAATATAATATGAATCAATTTTTTGATCCGACAAAAGAATATAGAGACGAATTTATAAATGTATTAAAACATAATAAAGTACATTATAATTCTAATTTGATAAATTATAAAACGCCCTCAAGAAAACATTCAATAGATTATTATAAATGGAATCATCCTTTTCAGGGAACATGGGAATATGAAGAAATTTTTACCGATATAATATTAGATTTTGTCAAACAAAATATTAAAAATAACAGTGTTGTTTTGGACATAGGTGCGCAAGCAGGTTTAATGTCGGTATTATATGCACAATCTGCTGGTAAAGTAATATCATTTGAACCAAATCCTGCGGTTTATGAAGTGTTAGAATTAAACTCTACTTTACATAAAAATATCATACCATATAATATTGCGTGTTCAAAAGAAGAAGGTCCGCTTGAATTTCATTATTCCGATGACGGATTTTGTAATGGGGGGTTTGCAACTGAGTGTCATAACGGAATAGGAGTTACTGGTCATGTTGTTCCTATGGATGTATATGGAGTAAATGTAAATGATTTCATGAACAAATACCATTCGGGTGATATAAATAATATATCATTAATTAAAACAGATGCTGAAGGTTACGATAAAGAAATACTTAAAACTTTAAGCGAAATAATTAATAAAACAAAACCAATTCTGATTACTGAAATGTATTCGGGATTAGTAAAACATGAAATAGAAGATTTATTGAATACTATTAATAGTTATTCATATGATATATATGACATAACAAAAAATAACTCGGGATTGGGTCTTGTTTCTAATAGAAAGAAAATCAATTCGGTTCAAGATGTTTCGGTCGGCGAATTATGTAATTTTATGTGTTTACCAAAATAGTTTATATGGAAAAAATCACGTTTTGTATACCAAGTAAAAACAATCTAAGATATCTAAAAGCCTGTATTCCTTCTATAAGAAAAAATTCTTATAGAAAAGATCACGACATAATTATATTTGTTGATAAAGATACAGATGGAACAGTTGATTGGTTGGAATCAATAAAAGACGAATATAATGTCAAATATTTTGTAAATCCAAATTTAAATAAAAAATTATTTGGTATAGGAATGTCATACGATTTTTGTATTAATAATTCAGAGACAGACATATTCATGATATTTCATGCGGATATGATGTTGGGTAAAGACGCGGATTTACATTTATTTAATCATTTAAAAGAAAAAAAAGTTGTATGTTCTACAAGAATTGAACCACCTTTACATCCTGATGGTCCAGAGAAGATTGTTAAAAATTTTGGAAATTGGCCGGAAATCAATATAGAAGATGGTTTTGAAGAAATCAAATTTGACTTGTTTGTAGCAGATTGTAAAAATAAATATAAAGATAAAATTACCCATGGATGTTTTGCACCGTGGATGATGTATAAAAAAGACTTTGTTGCGATTGGAATGCATGACCCAATCATGCGTTCTGCTAGAGAAGATAGTGATGTGTTTAATAGAATGTTATTAAATGGATATGAACTAATACAGTCTTGGACATCTTATGTTTACCATCTTACATGTAGAGGGGGACAATTTGAACACGGTATTTTAACAAAAGACCATTCGCAAAAATCTAAAGATTGGCAAAAATTAATGCATGAATCTACATTAGAGTTTATTAGAAAATGGGGAAGTGCAGTACTTCATGACGAATACTTAAATCCTATCATAAAAAATAAATATGACATTGGATTTGTTGTTCACAATTGCTCGGAACAATTATTATCATATTTAGAACCATGGTGTTCTAATATTTATGTGGATTGCAATTGTACAAATTATATTAATCAAACCCAATCAAATACAATGTATAATTTAAAAGATAAGATTAAAAATTTAACCGAAAATAAAATAAACGATGTACTAATTGAATTCAATGGTAGAGATATAAATCAAGAAAGATTTAATTTTCTAACATCACAATTAAGCGAAGTTTTAACCGAATCAGGAGAATTGGGTGATATGGAATTTGATATATTTAAATTTAAAGTGAATTCATTAAACACATACCAAAAAAATCTAATTATTTGTAAATAATATCTTTTATAGGATGATAATATCCTTTTATATAATTCTCAATATCAATTCGATAATTTTTTTGTTCACTGAATTGATTTGTGTTTCCACCATATTCATTTAATTTATATCCAGCTTGTTGTAATACAGTTCCAAGTCTCATTTCATTTTGAATGTTATCATATAGTCGGGGATTTATTAAAATTAATTTCATAAGATCTTGTAAAACATTGTTTTTATAGTATAATAGAGATGTTGGGTATGTCCCCCCTAAATAGGGCAACAGTACATTCTGTTCGGTTGGTTCATTTAATTTTGAAAAGAAATATCTATACCAACTCCATCTTCTCACATACCTTTCATGACTATTATCTATATTCAAACCAGTAATATCCATTAAAATTCCTGTACCAGGTCCATAAAATTCATTTGTAAATGTATACGCTGAAAATGTATCATATTTTTCAAAAGCATCGGCATAAACTTCATGAATCGAAGCATTACAATATGTATCCCATTCAATGACAAAATATGAATCATAATCTTGGTGGTGCAAGAAAAAATCATATATACACAAATCTGATTCCGACGATGTACTGTTATTAACCATCTTATTTAGAACATAATTATTTGGCAATTCATCGTGACGACGTACTACATGAGATCCTTCAATTAAATCGTGCCATTCAAATCCGACCGGATAAATATCCACATCAGGATTAAATCTCTTTAAACGATCATAATTATAAAGAGTAACATCATTCTTACAATGATGTATATATAAAACTGCAAGTTTGTTTTTTTTATTCATAAATATGACTAAATTATAATGTTGTCAAAAAATACACACGACCATGATAATACACATAATATTTTTATTTACTATTCAATAAAAGTCTACCATATATATGTTTATGCAACAAGTAATTTTCTTTATATTATTCCTAAATATAGTTTGGTTTGAAACCGAAGCATTCGTTGAATATGTTCGTCTATTTGGTTTCAATTTGTTCAAAGTCAAAGACTATCGTGTTGCGAAGCAAAATAACTTTGAATTAACATATCATTCATATCTATTACAGAAACACAATAACTTTTTTACACGATTGATAACATGTCCAATATGCTTTACAACATGGTTATCTTTGGTGCTAGGATGGTATTTTTTGGAAAATGAATGGGATTTTACCATTGTATTTGCATCATCACTGGCACTATACCATATTTATAGAAAAATATCATCATGGTAATAACAAATGTAACGGAATTTTTCTATTTCTTGAACAACAACGGATTTGCGGGTTTACATCCAGTTTTTGGGCAATTTGTAAACTGCATAAACGACTTCAATGGAATATGTAATTGTGAAGGAAAAAAAAGAAGTGAAAAACTATCCACATGTTATTCACTATACAATACATCTTCTCAAATATTGCCTTCGTTTAAAAGTCAATTATTTGCAAAGTTTCCATCTGAAGCGTATGTTCAAATATCCAACAACGGAACAGTATTGAATACTATATCTAGATGATTGTATCCAAACACTTGTTGACCACCTCTTTGAGATAGTCACATTCTTTCAAATTAATTGCATTGTTTGATGTTGATGATACATCACTCCATTCTACTGTATAGTCTGCCAAACCCTTTATAAGAGGGTCATTGACTCGTTCATGGTCATTTGGGGGTTCAGTATACTTTCTGGTGTCATCTGCTAAAACTGTATATTTGCTTATATGCACCAATTTGCCACCCAATTCTTTTTGAACCCAGTGTACTTCGTCTTTGGGATATTGAACATATCGTATATCTGATACGAACACTATATCACTTGGATCTTTTTCTATTTCTTTATATAACAATGAGGTCCAATAGCGACCTTGTGTTTGTTTTCGTTTTACACCACCATACCAGACCAAAAATTCACGAAAAATATTTTTATCCTCAGTTTTTTCACTGAATACATTCAGATTCAATTTTTCCTTGACAAACTGATCACAATCATTTTTAAGAAAGTAAGCAAGTGCATATTGTTTTGCACTATATCCTCGTTTATTTAGTTCTTGTATTGCGATATCACAAAACAGATTTTTACCAACTCTGGCTAAACCTGATACACCAATGATTTTTTTTGCTTTTATGTCACTCATCTTTTAATAATTTGTCAATCTCCTTGTCAGTTTTTCCATATTTGGAACACGTACTAACAAGGTATTCTATACCAGCTTGATCTTTGAATAGAATTTTACAATAATCTCTTGCTTCATCTTTACCTATTTGTAGGTGAGACGACAATAAATCTACCAAATCCTTATTTGTTTTGGATTTTGTAGATTTAATCCATTTACAAAACTTGCGTCCGTGAGGAACCAAGTCACAACAAGTTTTATAAAATTGTTTATTTGGAATTACTTCCATAAACTGAGACAGATATGCGATAGATTCAATACTATCTGAATCCATGCTCAATCCAATCAAAAGTGTATATTTACTAAAATCCCGTTTTTCTTTTTCAGTCAATTGATCATAATATGATTCGGATTTATTTTCACGAATATGATTGATGTGATCAAATAGAGTCTTACTCTTCGTCGTTAAGGTGTTGTTCTCTTTGTTCAATGTCGTCAAGTCGTTGTTGGACTGTTCGGACTTTTTCTTTTTCGGGACTTTTGCCATTTGATTTCAATTTATTGATTCTGTTACGAATCGCCTTGACTACTAATGATATATCCTTTTGATTTTTATACAAAGATTTTATCTCATCAGATAGTTTTACAGTTCTTTCATCCAGAACATCCAACATTTCTTCCGATTTTTTAATCTTGTATAGGCAAAATAGTGCCAGTAGTGTAAATACTACTGGCACTACAGGGGTATATAACAAAGATATTCCACAAACAATTGTCAATATTACTATTTCAATAAGCATTTTCAGTTTCGTCAGTAGAATCAAATGTCTTCTTTTTACTATCGTAATCAGAAAACTTCTGTTTCTTGTTCTTATTTTCTTTTTTGGAAGAACTTTTTGAATTCTTTCTAAATTCAGAGTCTCTTCTATATGTTTTTCCCATATACTTTTGACAATTGTTTGTGTTTATCTATTTTTATCGCTTACCAGCCGCCTTCTTGGTTGAACCAATGACCCGTGAAAGTGCATTCACTTGACGACCATTGAGTTCAATTCGCTTGTCACCTTCAACGATAACCAACTTGGTAGCACGCTTGGTACTAGCAAATGGAACGACGATGTGAGCACGCACACCTTGGACGGAAGTTTTAGCAAACGCGGTACGCTTCTTATTATTTGTAACAATCATATGTTTTCTTTTTTTGTTTTTTTGTTTTAAGTTAGCTTTATTACTAACACAAAATCATCATATACTACTATAACCCAATCGTCAACATGTTTATTTATTATAATTTGTATTCAGTTTCAAACTTTTCAATAGCATAGTCTTTCGCTTTAAATTCAAATTCAAAATCAATATCATTAATATTATTTTTATATTCAACTGGCAATTCGCGAACGTAATCAGCGTGTGCTCTTGGATTTTTATTGTCAGTGGCATTGTCACTAAAATGAAATAATGGACGATATTTTCCCCATGTACTAATGGCAAGTTTTAATGCTTCCGTAGTAGACAATTTGCCTGGGTTACAACGAAAATGGAGATTGTCGTAAGTGATTGGAATGCCCGTGTTTGAATAAATCAAGTCATACAACTGTTCTACCTTCCAACTATTTGGCTTGTCTTCATTTTCGAGTACTAACCGAGATTTTACATTGATAGGTAAATTGTTGTATACATCAATAAAACGTTTAGCAATTTCTTTGATATCACCTTTATAAGAATTCATATGAATATTGATGGGTGCATCATACGATTGAGGCAATTCCATCAGATCCATCATGTCACCATGAACAATCAATTCTTCCACTGATTTTTTAGAAACATTTGGATTTGCACTAGCAGGCACAACAAATTGATCTGGGTGAGTACTGCATCGCATATTGTATTTTTTGATAACATCCGCACACAATTTGAATTCACGTTTGATGATGTCAAAATTATAATTATTTGCCATACTCAGATTTGCATATGGTAGAGTTTGAAGTGGCATCATACCGCTACTAATTCTATAATTCCATTTTTTGGAAGCACAAAATTCTAGAGTTTTTCGCGTTACGACCACATTGTTAAGAGTGCGATCTGCAACAATGCGTTCTGCGCTTTTTCGCTCCAATGCAAGAAACCGGGTTCTGGTCATGGTATTGGCGCGAATACCACTTTCTTGTAATTTTAAACTCATGCAACATAGTGATTTTTTCATTGAGTACATCATACACCACTGTTTAAAATAAGTCAAATGTTTTAACCAAAAAATTCGTCACTGGATTTCCAATCATTATCTGATTGCAATTCTGTTGTGTCTAAATCTCCCTGTTTTCTGAACACTAAAATGTATTCGTGTGTCTTGGCAGTTATTCTTTTTGATGCACATTTTCCGGCTTGAAGTGGTGCAAACGGACTATTATTTTTGATAATAACAGTATCATGGGATATCATATTATTATTTTTAAATAAATTGATGCTGTCGTTGGAAAATTGTTTGAATCCGGTTGCATCTCTATAGTCTGCCACTATCCAACAACAAAATCCTCCCGGCTTTAAGACTCTGTGGATATTACCGATACATTCATTTATTTTTTTAAGAAAATCATCATAATTTCTAATATCACTTAATTGATTTTCTGTTGATTCATATTTTTCAATGTTGCCATATGGCGGACACGTCATTACCAAATGTGCAAAATTATCATCTGTATTTGCCAATTTACATCCATCTGATAAAAACAAAGTTGGATCAACTGCACATTTTTTATAATGATCAACACTTCTTTGATATGTCTTTGGGGAAATTTCGTAACCGTAATATTTTCTATTTAATTTGGATGATATAATCGCTCTAGTAGCTCTTCCGGCAAAAGGATCTACCACAATTGAATTTTTTAGACTCCAATATCTCAATACAAATTCACATACAGCAGAACTAAACTCGCTCATTCCAAGTCCAGGTAAATATTCGGCATCTTCGCTACGTCTTAACTCTGTTTCGTCTTGATCAAAATAAGCAAAATCCCACTCTTTTTGATTTTGGAATTCCATTATACTCAATGGAAGAATTTTAAATTGATCTTTTACTCTTACGTTGACATCAAATGGAAGCAATTGTTTGTATTGTTTTGTCATTTTTATGGATATTATGTCTTACGAAGAACCAATTTAAATTTAATAGTCAATTCGTTTTTAGTAGATTTAACTTCTTTGATTTCCCACTTTTCTTTTAAATCGTCAAGATACATGTTTCTTCCATCATCAACATATTCCAATGGAAGTTCCATATCATACAATTCTGTTTCTTTGTATACCAAAAACTTTTTCTTAAATTTATCCAAATATAGTATAATAATATCTTTCATTTTTGTAATCTTATGAGTTTGTAAAGTCCGTTATCATATATATTGACATCAAGCTCAAATCCTCCTTGATCTAAGAGTTATCTTCAAAAGAAAAGGTGTCGTATAATTTGATATACGACACCTTTTTATTACTAATTTTTTGTTTCTTAGGCATTAACCTTTTCGGATTTGGTTGATACTGATATTTCCGAGGTTTCGGTTTGAGAAGCCGTAGAATCTGCCTTGATGTTAACAACATTGACCAGATAACGATCGTGCAGATTAACTTGTGCATTCTTGGCGGCGTCCAATGCCTTTGAAGAAACTGGATTCATCGCAAATGCGATTGTTGGCCGACCCTTGCCTCCGGGAATAGTTCCGAGTGCCGAAATAAGTCCTTCGTCAAGAGCCGTTTTTAGACGAACTCGTAGTGTAATTTCCTTAAAATCACTATTGTCTGCATTTATCGTCTTGACGGTGAAGAACGAATCTGCACTTGGCCATTTAACCACTTGATTGGTCTTGTTTTTACGGTCCGTCTTTTTCATTGTATTACTCATATTATTTTCCTTTTTATTTTTTGTTTATATTTAACCGACATCTTAAATTTAACACACTCAAAGAGTTATGTCAATCTTTTTGTAAAAACATTTTATTGATTGTTTTCACAATGTCAAAAATGTTTTTAATATTAACAAATGATGCACCGTTTCCATACATCATTTTAAATGTATCGCGACTTTTATTATCCATTTCAATGTGTTGTTTATCAAACATATAAGATGACTCACACGGTTCCTTAATAAAATAACTTAAAATTTTATATCCACGATCACGAATTTTATAAACTTGTTGTCTGGTGTGAGCGGCGGCGTCGGCACCCGAATAACAAATAGAATTGTCGTTTATATCTGAGTAATTCATAAACGGCTGGCCATCGCTGAAATTTAGAAAATAAAAATCTTCTTCCGTTGATACCGGCAATTCATTCATGATTGATTCATAACAAAGTCCCTCGGGAGTACACCCAGCTGGTTGAATATATTTAAATAAATTCTTTACTTTACTGATTTTATCTGTATTGGAATCATATGCAATTACTACATATGGAAGTTCAATTCCCTTGCCCGCACTGACTGTTGTTCTGAAACTCACACTTGCTCGTAGATTATCAATCATTGACGCGGCTTTACAAATAGCAACTACAGCCGTCATAGTTGACAACCATTTTCCACCCTTCATACTGGAACTTGCATCTACGCTGATATGTATATATGACTTGTTGTATTTATCCACATCCATTGAATAGAAAATGTTCTCGTTTTCAAAACTCAATTCAGACAAAATTCGTTTATCCACCCGTCCAGATGGTTTGCGCATATACTTTGTAGTATTACTTTCATTTCGTAATTGTAATTTTCTTCCCAAAACGGTGCCCTTGATAATTCCCAAATTGACGGCATTGGTAATATTTTCATGTGCCATTGGCGTATGTTTCAGTGGATCCTTAATTGTTAATGGAAATAATTCACTGCTAAGTAGTTCATAATTCATTTTCTTGACAACAACACAATCTACACTGTGAGAACCATCGGCTTTAATATATGTAGATCCTACAGTTGACAATGTAATACCCGATTTATCAATGGAATCTAAAATAGATTTTTCTTTGGCAGAAACTTTCTTCTTTTTAATTTTTCCATCCAAAAAATTCTTTTGCTTTTCAAGTGCATTTTTAATCTTGTTAAGTTTACTATCAGAGACATTGGCATCATTTCCAATATCGTCTTTTACGGTATCTTCCTTAGATGAAGCAACTTGATTTGTATCACCCCCAATAATGTCGTCAATAGATTCATTCTGATCATTTGATTCATTCTGATCATTTGAATCATTCAATTTTTCGGTTGATTTTTCTTTTGAATTTGATTGTGGTTGTGGTGAATCCGATTTTGATGCATTAGATTGATGTTCGGTTATATTCTTTAATATGACTTCACACACCTCATATGCAATTGATAATCTGTCTTTGGGAGTTGTCAGCCTATCAATTTTTGATAAATTTATAAGTTTTGCAATATCACGAAGACCCGGCAAAGCCTCAAGATCGGTATTAACATTGTTGAAATTGATGATGCGAGATTCGTAACTTGTAATGCTAGGAGTTCTGTATAATTGACTCTTCAACATTTCGTCAATTTTACCACTGTGGAAATATGTGTCATACAATGCAGTATAATAACCACGATAACCAGGGGCGTTTTTGTATACAAAATTATCAATATAACGATCCTCAATATAATTAAGAATATGTTTTACAAAAATATGAATATCTTCTTTTGAAATTTGAAGTTTCTCTGCGTGTTTATACACAGTACTAGGAACCCTTTGCCAAATAGTCTTGAAAATATCAAAATCGGACAATATAACATGACTACCTTCATGTAAGGCAAGTCCTACCGCAGTATCAAAATCTTCCTTTTTTACAATATCGGACGAAATATAAACAGACTTTCCATCTGTAGAATTATCACCTCCGTCATTGAAAAATACAGGAATATTCTTATTAGTCAAAATATGAACAAAGTTACTAATAGCTCTACGAGCCATAGACAACTTGATTAAATTTGTATGGATGGCATTTTGCTTATCAACATCATCAAATTCAAAATCTTCCAACCAGTAATCACTGTATGTTATATCCATATCTTTAGATTAGAATGGGGGTTGACTATCCAGCGGATCGTTAATTAGAGTATTGGGAGAGGTAGTTGGAATATACTTTTGAACAACCTGTTTCATATAGGTTCGTTCACTGTCAACTCCACCGTCATTCATAAAATTGGGATAGATTGCAGTTTCTGCGATTTCGGTCAAATCAAATCCATCCAGAATGAGTTCGCTTATTTCAACCGTAGAACGAGTCGGAATAAAATTGGTAATCTTACTATCTTCATTCTTAATTTGTTCACGGGTAAGATTTGCAATTTCACATACATTAGATAGAAGCTTCAATGAAGGTTCATCGGTGATAGAGAATCGTGATTTTAAATATTCAAATTCAGTTTTAAAATCCATCGGAGTCATTTCAATCTTGATGGGAAACCGACTCATTAGTGCCCTGTCCATGACTCGGGTAGAAGTGTATTCGTTTCCAATGTTAGCAGTTCCAATAAAACAAACTCCGGGAGCTACCTTGACCACTTCACTGTCTTGTTTTTCATCCAAGCGCAAATAACGTTGCAAATCATCCAATACAGTCATCAAGACATTCCATGCATCGTGATGTGCCCGACTCATTTCATCAAGAAGAATTACCGAATTTGGAGTTTTGATTGCCTTGACAAAGGTAGATTCACTGAAATACGTTCCTGTTTCTTTGTTGTAATGGGTGTTGCCGATGAGTGATGCGCGTGCATCCTGTGTGGCTCCCAAATTAAAATAAAAGTACGGACGATTCAATGCCTTGGCAACAGATTGTGCAGCCAATGTCTTGCCACATCCAGTAGGACCAACAATCAAAATGTTCTTTCCACGATACACGGATCTTACCAAATACTTCCATTTGGTGTTGTCAATTACAAGTTCCGCTGGCTTGATTGTATGACTCTCTTTGATTAGAGATTTAATGTCTATATTCTTGATGTTTGTGTTCTTCATGTTCTTGGTGGGATCGTGTCCTTGAAACCACTTTACATCACTTTCTCTAAACGTCAAACAAAAAAACCGTCAAAGTAAATTGACGGTTTGATTTTAAATTTAAATTAATCTTTTTTTGGTCTACCTTTTGCTTTGAATTGTTTTTGTTTAATCACAATTTTATCATCTTTTTGTTTTGGATACTTGTAATCTACAAATTTACCCACATTTCGTCTGCCATCTGCATTTGCATCCTTAACACTGTGGTCTGCTTGTTTCTTTATTTTTTCAACCGATTTCATTGGAGACGTTGGTAGATCATCCTTGTTTTCAACTGCGTCTTTTACCTTTTCGTCCGTTTCTTGTGGTTTGTCAAGATTTTTCTTTCCGTCTTTGTCTACTGAATTTGCCGCGCACTTTTCCCACTTCTTTTGTCCAAAATCAGGTCCATTTTCCTTGAGAGTTTCAGTTACATACTTGGTTAACTCTTCAAAATTTAAATTAAATTTCTTGGTTCTGTCGGTTTTATTTTTGAAATAAGTTACATCAAAACTGTCGTCGGTCATTGGGTGAATGCTAAAATAGTGAGGATCACAGTCACATACGTTGTATCTCTTGTTGTCGTCATAAACAACTTTGGCGTCCTTGTTTGCCTTGGAAACTTCCTCTGCCAATTCTTCCATCTTGGCCTCCAATGATGGTTGTTTACTGAATTTCATCGGTTTTAATGTCTCATTCACTATTTCTTTTATTACATTAACGAGTTTTACTTCGGAAATACATTCACGAATGAGGTTTCTCAATTGTTTTTTTGTCATATGCTATATAAATATAATCAAAAATATAAATTATCCATGTTATTTTCAATTGTTATTTGTTGAATTTCCTCGGAATATTCTGCCATCTTTGGATACGGCAAAATTGGATGTTTAAGCGATTTAGTAAGTTTTTTGTTTTCTATTTTATTGGAAATGAACTTAATATATCTATGTTTACCCGATTCTTTCTTTCTATAAAACGTTTTTCCTATCTTTATTTTTAATTTATCAACTCCGTGACTTCCCCACTCAGAATATACACTTCTACTGTGTATCCACTTATAATTGGGGGGGCCGGTTAAACTAACACTATAATTGGGCATCAAAGCAATATCTACATAATTGTCTCCTTGATACAAAAATCCAGTTGCCTGATAGATTTTACCAACATGCCCCGCTTCACTGTCGGCGTAACTCAATATACATTTAATTTTCGGATAATCCTTGTTTATACAACGAAAAGATTCAGCAATACAATAACTCTCAATATTCTTACCATAACCATCTTCAATCCAAAGCCGAGTCAATTCATATACATTATCGTTGGTTATTTGTTGACTGATACTAGTGCTACAATTTCTACCAACTGAATTACCATACACTAAAACTCCAATCAATTTGGAATTGAATCCACCAAAAAATGTGCTTTCAGTGTATTCTTTGTAATATACACCGTATGCAACACTACAACTAGTCCATTTGTGGGTATAATGGTTCTTTTCTATTAATTGCCTAGCAATTTTCTTGTCAATAGATTTTAAATATACTAAACTTTTATCAAAATAAAATTGTTCTACCATAACAACTGATGTTATCACCGCGTAATGAATCAGTCAACAATCTTTATGGTTCCCATGTAACCATTATTATCGGTGGATTTGTTAGCAATACAATAGACATTATATATTTTACCGTCTCTGTCAACCATTCTAAATAGATTTTCAGAATCTCTGCTGTCAGCCACACACTCTTCCCAATATTCACTTGTTTGTTCACGATCATCTGGATGGATCGCATTCTTCCATCCGTGTCCCAAAAAGTACTTATTGTCTCTTTTTAACCAATCACAATACTTTTTATTCACCCAAACACATTTACCATCATTATCGCTCTCAAATACAATTATTTCCTCGTTATCCAATATCCAACGCTGTCTATCAAAAATCCGACCAGTTAAAAGTGTATTTTCAGACAATTGTGCGTCCATTTTATTAATCTTATCTTTGATACTAGATCCATGGTTTGGAGTCAATTCTTCCAATATATGGTTTATTTTATTATGCATATCCTTCCTCTCAGTTATCTCTTTTGAGACAACTCTAAAGAGTTTATATGCCACGGTTAATAAACTACCGAATGCCAATATTATCTGTGCAATAGTTGACATTTCGTGTTTGGATAAAGATGCGGGTTCCATATGTAATGTTAATAAATATAATAAAAGACACCAAAAACGGTGTCTTTTATAAGAAAATGTAAATTATTTATTTACAACTTAAATCCATCAAATGCGTCGTCTCTAATTGTGTTATCCACACCTTTTACATAACTACTCAATTCGGTTTCTTGAGGAGCAACTTGTAATTTCTTACTATCGTAATAACTATCTAACCAACCGGCAAGTGGATTGGTCTTGGCATTTGGATACAGTTTCTTGTAACCAATACTGGTCAATCTGTTATTAGCGAGCCATTCAACATAGTGTTTTAGGCTTTCTGAGGTCAACCCCACAAGATTGCCCTTACTGAATAGATAATCAGCCCAATCCTTTTCGGCTTCTACCGCAATTTCATAGGCTCTATATACCTTATCTTCGTTCTTTTTAACAATTTCTTGAAATCCTTCGTCCGCATTGTTAATCCAATTCTTCATGATGTTTTGAGTGATAGCAACATGAAGATTTTCGTCGCGGGAAATAAACTTTATAATTTTACTATTGCCTTCCATCTTTCCACGATAACCAAAATAGAAACTACAAGCAAATGATACATAGAAAATTAATCCTTCAGTAATTTGAGTTGCCAATACCGCATCAAATAATTGTTGTTTGATATCATCTGATGGTGTCAACAATTCATCATATTTTTTACTAATTGCATTGGCTCGCTTTACAATCTCCTTGTCTTCAAGGATACTATCAAAGAACTTGGTAGCGTCCGGATAAACATTATTAAGAATATACGTGTAACTATTACTGTGAATTGTTTCAAAGAAACTCCAAGTATTCATGCAAATTTCCAATTCGGAATTAGTAACATGCTTCATGAGTTCGTGAATACTTCGGCTCAACATACTGTCAGTCATGGTTTGAAACTTGAGATTGCTGTCAAATACAAACCTTTCTTCTTCTGTTAGATTTTTGAAATCGCTGATGTCTTTGACCAATGACACTTCCTGTGGTCTCCAAAAGAAGTTTAATTGTTGATCATACAGATCATAGAACTTAGGATACCTTATTTTATCATATCGTTGCAATGATAAATCCTCACCCAAAAACATTGGGTTTCGTAATTGATCTACGTTCTTTTTATTCAATACAGTTTTCATAATTTTAAATAGCACATGCACCACTAACACAATCCGATTCTTCAATGACCGGTTGTTTTAACTCAATTGATGTATCCATAGCTGTCTGTTTATCGCCGTCATCTGTATTAGCATAATATAGTGTTTTTAATCCGTATTTATATGCCGTCAAAATATCTCTAATTATAGTTTCAATGGGCACTTTATTATCTTTATATCTGGACGGTACGTAGTATGTATTTGTTGATATCGCCATGTCAATAAATTTCTGCATAGCGGCTACGTTTTTTAGTTGTCCATCATTGTCCGGCATATCAAATGCCAATGTATAATCGTCTTTATATTTTTCAATATTTGGTACAACTACCGGCAAAATATTTGCCTTTGACCCCTTAAATGAAATGAGAGATCTGGGTGGCTCTATACCATTGGTTGAATTAGAAATAACAGCAGACGATTCACATGGCATTTGTGCCATCAATGTAGAATTTCTCATGCCATATTTCTTTATATCAATTCGTAAACTCTCCCAATCCATATGCAATGGTTCCGTCACAAACGAGTCAATTTCTTTTTTATATGTATCTATTGGCAATATTCCATTACTATACTTGGTTTCATTAAACTTTTCACACGGACCAAGTTCTTTAGCGAGTTGTATACTGGCTTTAATCAGATAATAACTAATTTTTTCAATTTGAGTTGAAATGTAATTTGGAGATTTATTATCATGATATTTCAATCCTTCTTTAGCTAAACACGCGGCTAAATTTGTGATGCCAATACCCAAACTGCGTCGTTTTTTTGCAAAATTACTTGCAGCCTTTACAAAATAATTTTGATAATCTATCAATGCGTCCAACATTCTTACTGCAATATCACACGATTTCTCTAAATCTTTATCATCCTTTATGTTTAAAAGATTCAAAGCTGCCAAAATACACACACCAATTTCTCCTTCATCATCATTCAAATCTTTGATAGGAATCAACGGATGTATTATTTCAGTACACAAATTTGTTGTATCTACATGTGCATTCCAAGTTCCATGTTCATTTGCATGATCAACAAACATTATATATATTCTACCCGTTTCAAATCTTTCTTTTGCTAACAAAAACATCAATTCTTTAGCGGGGATTTTTTTCTTAAATTTGATATTTTTATTCGCCTCTGCCTTTTCATATAATTCTTTAAAATTTGGCAATCCAAAATTATTCCACAAACTTGGACATTCATGGTAACTAAACAATGTTATATCTTCATTTTTAATGAATCTTTCCAGAATCAATTTATCTAGCCCAATACAGTAATCTAGTTTTCTAACTCGGTTGTCGTCTGTACCGGCATTGTTTTTTAATACCAAAATATCCAAAATATCATAATGAAACCATGCAAAATTCGTGGTTCCACCTCCACCTCGTAATCCGTTCTGGTGGCATGATTTTACCGTGCTTTCATACATTTTTAAAAACGGAATTGGACCAGTATGAAGCAATTGTCCATTTTTTACAGGAGAATTAGTAGCTCTCAATCTGGATGGATTTATTCCAATTCCATATCTACTAGCCGTAGCCAATCCTATAGCCGAATTATTAGCAAAAATGCTTAATAATGAATCATCAATTGAAAATAATGCACACGAAGCATAACTTTTCATGATTGTTCTGACTCCTGCCATAACAGGAGTAGGTAAATTGATTTTGTGTTTACTAAACGCATTGTAAGCATTTCGTATATATTCAAGCCGATTTTCTGTATATCCGGCAAATAACGTCATCGCAATCAACATATATGCAAATTGCGGGGTTTCGTATATTTGTTTGGTATTTCTATTTTGGACTAAGTATTTATCACACAATTGTTTGATTCCAGCATATGAAAATTCAAAATCTCTGTCGTGTTTAAGAAACTCATCAATTTTATTGAATTCGTCAGATGTGTACCAATTTAATATTTCATCGTTATATGAAAAATTTGCTATATTTTTACTTACAAGATCATATAGTTTGGGTGCGTTTTTTCCACCCCAAACCTTTTTACGAAGCTGATAGTTCAGTAGTCTGGATGCAACATATTGATAATTTGGCTTATCTTCACTGATTAGATTTGATGCTGCTTCAATAAGCATACTATGAATGTCAGTTGATGTCATTCCATCAAAGAATGACAGATGTGCATTCATTGCTACTTCTTCAAAACTAACATTTTTTATGTTTTCCGTTGACCACTGTAGTATTTTGTTGATTTTATCAGCATTAAACTTTTCAACTTTTCCCGTGCGCTTTTTAATAAAAATTTCTTTATTCATAAACTGTTTTTTGTATAAGATAATTATCAACTAAAATTGGTATTAATGTCAAAAATATTTTTTAAAATTTCACTTTTTTTCATCTTTTCCAATTTTAGTTGATATATCATTATTCTGAATCTTCCACGTTCATGTGAGAATTCCATTTTCCGCTCATCATTTTCTTAACAACGTTTTCTCCTTGATTCATTTCATTCAATACACTCATACCTTCTCTGCTATTCTCAGAGAAAATTTGAATGTCACCACAACCAGCATTCATTTTGCTTGGGAAGGTTTGTCCATCAGGTCCAAACCGATTCTTAATAATATGAATACGAGCGGTGTTACTGACCTTATCTTGAACCTTGCGACTCAGACTCATGACGAAATCCGCAGTCATAATCTTACGATACGAATCTGAAATATTGTTTGCCTGAATAATATCTTCATCCATAGCTGCACGATTACTCTGTGATGCAGTCCAAATTGGAATTTGCATTTCTCCTGCTACTCCCCGCAATTCTTCATAAATACCACCAGCTTCACTATAACTGTTGCTGTTACGGTCACTTTGTGATGGACGTAGAATGTCTGCGTAATCCACTATGATTAGATCAATCTTGGTTCCAAGTGTCTGAATTCGTTCCGCATGAAGTTTCAAACTATGAGCGGATACCGTCTTGATTGGAAAATATTTGATAATCAATTTTCCGGAAACTTCGGCAATTTTCTTCTTGACTATATCTACATTGGATCGGATATTTTGGAAATCAATTCCAGTAAAACATGCGTCATAACGAAGACCGACATAATTTTCATTCAACTCCAATGTATAGTGAAGAACGTTTTTTCCTTGCTTCATTGCTTCTGCACCAAGTTTTGCCAAAATCCAACTTTTTCCACTACCTGCGCAGGCAGTAATGACTCCCAATTCTCCACCAGAAAGTCCACCATCCATAATCGTGTCAATTTCTGCCCAATTAGTTTTGACGGTGTTACGAGCCATCATGCTCATGCGTTTCTCAATATCAATATCATATTCATGACCGATATTTCTTTCCATACCAGCCTTCATTGCTACGTCAACTACATTCTTAATTTTATCATATTGACCATTCTTTAAATGATCAACACTCTCCATAATAGCATTTTTAAGCTTTTGATTTTTACAAAATTCAAGAAATTGTTCTTTGATGAACTTTAAATCACTATCAGTGATTTTTTGATAAACCAATCGCAATTGATCTACCACGGTCTGTTTTAGCATATCATTTTCAATGCTATCCACCTTCACTTTAAAAACTGCAAGGGTTGGTAGTTCTTTGTATCCTAAGAAATAACTCAATGTTTCTTTAACAATGAATTGATGGGCATCAGTCTCAAATGACCCAGGTTCAATTATATCACTAACACGTTCTATAAATGTCTTGTCACTCACAAGTGCGCTAATGCACTTGGTTTGAAAGTCTGCACCAAATTTCTTCAGATTATCCACGATGTATTTTTCACTCATATTTTATAAATCTACTACTGTTTGTATAAACCAACGGCTGTTTGTATAACTCAATGCTATATCCGATTGACGAATTTGCAAAGATTTTTTACACCACGAACGAATTTACTTTACCGAAGACCTCTTGAATCCAGACCATACTGTTGGGAAAGTTATTTTGCATACCATCTTCCATCAACAATTTTCCAAAGTTAAATTTATCCAATTTTTGTAATGGTTTTTCCATTATTTCATTGATTCTTAATTGACTGAATGTTTGAATTTGTGTGTCATGTAATTGCATCAATTCATGATTACGTTCCATTGTAGATTTATTATCTAAAATAGTATTATACAATTTATACTTACCTTTGTGAGTATCACTATAATTGTATATTTCTTGTAAAGAATATTGTTTTTCTTCTGTAAGTATAGGAAAACATTTCAATATGGTTTTTAGACCTGCTCCTTGTATTCCATCAATATTGTCACTAGTATCACCTTCCATGACGCGATAATTAATAAAATTTGAACAACTGATTCCATATTCAGTCAATATTTCTGCACATCCATACATCTTTTTCTTGGTGGGACTCCATATTTTAATTTTGTCACTTGCAAGTTGAAGAAAGTCTTTGTCAGCACTCATGATGGTCACGTTGCTGTCCTTGAAATATTGTTTGGCCAAATACGCAATAGTATCATCTGCTTCAATATTATCTATTGCCATAGTTGTTACTGGCAACGTATCCAAATACTTAACTGTTTTAAATAATTGAACTTTTACATTTTTTTGCTCTGTGTCAGCATCACTCAACTCATCATATGATCTGTTAAGACGAATTTTACTCTTACGACCATTTTTGTATTGTGGATAAATCTTACGACGTTTTAACGATCCACCGTTTCCGTCTGAAACTATAACAATTCTGGTTGGATTGATTAATTTTACTGCATAACCAATACTTTTTAAGCATCCAGCAATGCCACCCGTATGATTACCATTTCCATTCATTTGTGGACTTGCCATAAATGCTCTTAGGAAAGTGTTCATAAAGTCTACGATCAAAACCTCCGAGTTGAGGGTCCGATTAAGACCCTCAACTCTATCCGACGGTTTAATTTGATCAAATAAACTAAATAAACGACGCTTTTCGCTGTCGGTTATATTGCTCATTTTATTCCTCGCTTACAACAACATCTTCTCCTACATCAACCACCGCATCTTCTACGATTTGACTATTGGGATCTTTATATTTCATAATAACCTCGTCACAAATCTTCAAATAAATTTCTTCATTCAAAGCAGCATCAGTCTTTAATGTGGACACGAAATCCTTGGATTGAAACTTCCATTCTTCTCCGTTGTCCTTTTTGTACGTATAATAAGCACCACCTTGTTTAATCAAATCGTTATCTTTTAACACCTTGACCCAACTACTATAGTCAGCAATACCACTGTCAAAGTAGATGTCAAAGTTTGCTTGTCTTTGTGGCGGACCCATTCTGTTTTTTACAACAACGGCTTTACACACATTTCCAATTACTTCTTCATCTTTCTTGAGCTTGCCAGTGTTGTTTAAACGAACACGAACACTACAATGATATGCAAGTGCTTTTCCTCCCGATACAATGTATTTGTCTCCAAATGCCATAGCATTTAGATTTTGACGCAATTGATTTGTAAATATAATCAACACTTTTTGGCGTCCAATCATAGTGGTAATTTTTCTCATCGCCTTTGAGATGATGATACTCTTACCAGTCGCATAACCATCTTTACCGTGGTCACTTTCTAATTCTACTTTGGTACTAGCTGCCGCAACACTGTCTACAATAATAGTAAGAATACGGTCTTTATTGCTCTTGCGAACAATTGAAATCATCTGTTCCATCTTTTCAAAAATATCTTCAACAGTTTCACATTGAACATACAATAATTTAGATAGATTGACCCCCAAACTTTTCCAGAACTCAGGTGCTGCCGAATTTTCCGTGTCAATAACTACAGCGACTCCACCTTTTTTTTGCGTATCCGCAACAACATGTGCTGACAACAAGGACTTTCCTGTTCCTTCAAGGCCGTTAAATTCAACCATTTTTCCTACAGGCAAGCCGCCGTGAGGACGATTGCTAATAGCTAAGTCTAACATAGATGATCCGGTACTGATCCAATCGGATATTTCAGCAGGATTTTCTTGTTCGTCCAAAAAATAAGCGATTTTACCACCATCCTTATTTGCTTTGTTTAATTCATTGGCCAATAATTCAACCAATTCGTCTCTCGGAGGAGCTTCCATTTGTGTAACTTGTGATTTCTTTTTCATAAATAATAATATAAACAGTTAGGGTGGCAGTACACATCATATACTACCACCCAATATTGTACAGTTATTTTAACTGTTGAACAAATTATCAAAAGCTTTTGTCAAGTCTTCTGTATTTGCTTTTGCTGCAACCGCCGATGGCGATTTTTGTGTTTTGGTAGATGTTGATACCGGAGTACCAGAAACAATTGGGCTTGAATCGGTAGGACCAGACACAGTACCATCATCGTCAGTAATTCCTACTACTGTTCCGGTTTCAGCTGCATTTTCTGGGTTCAACCAAGCTTCCATTGCTGCCTTGAGTTCTTCATATGTCGGTTCTTGGAACAAATCAAGAATATTCGCTTGTTTTGTTAAGATATCTTTTTTGGATGGATCAATTGCCGGTGACGAATTTGGCTTGGGACGAATTGTGGTTTCCGGAAAATTCTTTCCAGATTCCTCCGCCGTTCTAAACTCAACGACAATATCGCGTCCATTTACAAGATCTGTAATATCACCATAATCTTCATCGGTAATAATGCCCATCAATTCTTGATACACATTCTTACCAAATCCCCAAAACTTTACACCTTGATCTTCTTCACCACGAACCAACACAGGTACATAAGTACGCATCTTGGGTTCCATCTTTCTACCAACCTGCCAGTCTTCTTTATTTCCGGTCTTTTTCATGCGATTGCTAAATTCAACAATCGGATCAGGACGATTAAACGAATCGGGACTTAGATACGTTTTGTTATTGATTCCATAATGGAACTTCAACTCAATGAACGGATTATCAGGTTGAAACTTATAAGGAACAATACGAAGAACTTGCTTGCCGGGATTCGGCTTCCAAGTATAATTAGTTTTTTGACTTGCGTTTGAAAGACTATTCAAACGGTTTTTAATTAGAGACAGATTTAATGCCATAAGTATTTATTATTTATTTGTTAAGTGTTTTAATTATTAATTAAACGGT